ACGCACACACTGCCGGAGCTCTGCAGAATTCCTGAGGCTAAGGTCTATAATGGTCGTTCATTCAGTTTTTACGCAAACAGCTTTTGTTGGGTCAAAGCCTTTGCTGCGCAGAACAAGAAGATACCAACTGGTCTGTCCTTCATGCCTTTGGTGAGGGTTGCTGTGCTTTTGTCTTTCGGGTTAGCCCCATCATTTTTGAGGCATGTTACGAGAACTGGTAACAATCTCCTTCATTTTGATGGAACATATAATAACAACAAACATATCGATGTCTACAAATATTTCGTGGGAGCCACGACGTTTAATAATACGGGCAACGACGAAGGTGAGAATTATGACATTATTGTTGACGAAATGATGAAAAAAGTTTTCGATAAGTGTGCGGCCAAGTCAGATAATGTTACTTTGTCAAACGTTCTTGGGAGATGTTCTCAAAAAATGAATAAGTGGTTTGATCGCGTACCGAATATAAAGGTTAACGTTTGCTTGAATAGCAAACAAAAGCGACATATGAGTGAGTTGTTTCCCGATTTGAAAATCGAATACATCGATCATGGTTACAGCTCACATGCTTTATTCACCGCTGTTAGAGAAGCATCAAATTACGTGCTTTTCCCAAAAGTTGGTTTTAGAAACTTTATAGACTTCGGCGGCAATGTTTTCACTCATTCACTCGCTAATAATTCGGATATCCACATTTGTGCGCCATGTGTTGACGTTCGCGATGCGAAGCGTCATACAGATGTGGCCTTATCGTTGGAGAGATCTTTGGGCTTATTTGATCAAATAAACGTCTGCACAAATAAGGCACAAGACTGTTGTGTTATCAAAGACCGTGCTATAGCCGTTGAGGTTTATGACATGACTCTAAATGATATGGCAGATGCCATGATAGCTCATGGTTGTAAGAAACTGTCATTCAGTCTTCTACTCCCAGGGGAACTACTTGACGATTTTGACGAAATTCGATTGTTCGACAACACTTGCAAAATAGTTAGAAATGCTAATGTTGTATCATATTTTTACGGATCTTCAGCAGAGTCCTATGACCACAATCTGAACGACCTTCGCGAAATCATGACCAACCAAGTTGTAGTTAGAAAGGGAAAGATTTTTAAGAAAACTTTGGAAAAGTCGCGAGGACCGTTTCGGTTTTACTCTCTGGTTCTCTGCTCTACAATGCCTTCCGGCCTTCATGAATTAAAAACCATTTATGATTGCAGTCAGAGCTCCAAAGTTACTGTCAGAGTTCCTGTATCAGATATCAACGGAAGAATTACTCAACATGACATAATGATCGATAAAAGCTTTGTTGTAAACATGGTCGAGTACGCAGCAAATTGTGTTGACAATTTTAACAGGAAAGGATTTGAATATATAATGTCACATTATCGTTCCCGCAAGTCTTATGTGATATATAACGGGCAGGTTATTAATGAGGCTGTTAATATAGCTAAAAATTTGCCAGGTCTGCTTGCGGTGATGTTGTCTGAAGGCCTACGCACAGCTGAGAGAACGAATTTTCTCGCCCGCATGGTTTATTATCAATATTATGCACCTTCGTTACTCAGGTGTATAATACAAGGATTGACGAATCTTTTCTTTGGTTTTAAGAGTTACTGTTATCAAAGCAGTATTTCAATCTTAAAAATTTTGTTTGGTGATTGGATTGTTAAAGCTTATGAAAATAGTGGCAGCCAAATTCGATATATCAATGAGTCCATCGAAGTTACTCAAGTCATACGTATCAGCACAAGTGGAGACTATGTTGATATTCTAGACACCACTTTCCAAAAAAGTGTAAAAGCGTGTGGTGATATGGCTGAGTTCTTCTCGAGATACGATGAGGAATATGATTCCAGTTCGGATACAATTAGTGAAGCCGTAAACGCTGGTGGGGGTAAACCCAGTAACGGGCTCTCCAAAGGTGAGAAGTTTCTAAAATCACCTTGTTTAAAGATGATTTATCTGAGGTTATGTGATTTGCTTTGTTCTAAATTGAAAATCTTCAGCTATTGTAGTTTAAATAACCTTAAGAAAATTTTGGATCCCTCTCAGAACCTTCTCAGTTTTATTAAAACACTTATCGAAACTAATCTCAATGATTTATCGTTAAGTCCGGTTTCTGAGGTTAACAATTTTATATCCGGTTGTTTGTTAAATGTTAAGACAGGAATTATTCTGGGTTTGAAATATATATTTAATGAAATAATATCTAAAGGTTTCGATTGGTTTAGAAAAATACTTCTCCAAGCTTACCAACACCTTAAGTCATTAATGATTAGAGTTGGTACAAGGTTTTGTCTTTCTTACATCGATCCTTTAATTGACAATGACGAAATTGCTATTTTTGAGAACATCAAATCTGAATCACAATCAATGTCACATTGCGATAGAGAACTTATGCTCGAAGGGTCTCCTTTGGGTAATGGTTGTGACGGTTTTGATGACATCACACACATATTACAGGACTTAGATGACCTTATTTGTAGTGGTGGTGGCTTCGCTGGGATCAGTTTCTCTAAAATAATTATAAAAAGTCTTGAGAAACTAAAATGCATAGTGATTCAAAGTTTGTCAAAATCTCTAACTTTCGCTAAACTTATCTTGACTAAGGTGAGACAAGCAATTTGTAGTTTAAAAACGTTTGTTGCTTCGGGAGCTCATTCTCTACCTACCTTGAAGAATTTCTTCAAGAATGAGGAAGAATTAGATTATATTCTGGTGGACTCAAGCGATGAAGATGAATCAATAGACGACTCTACAACATATTTTACCCCAGATGAGGAAAGTAAGGAAGAATTGCTCGAGAAGTTTCTATTCAATTCAACGAGCAAGCGAGATGATTCGTATGCTCTTCGATTGTTAAGAAGGGTTTTAACATTTTCAGAGAAATATCTACCTTCATGCTTTACAAGAATTTTAGACGAAATCATTTCTGTTGTTGAAGTTAACTTGAGCATTCTAGCATTTGAGAAAACCTTTATGAATAAACAAATGAACAGGGAGAACTCTAGAATTAGAAGATGTCTTTCACATCTTAGAAACGCTGTGAAATTCTTCCTTCTAACAGGTAACTTAGGATTTCAAACGCTTTACACAGTTTTGAATAAACTTTTAAGTTCTATGGTGAATAAAGTTAGACTTTTCTTATATCGGCCGGAGGTGAAGCAGATCTTGTTTGAGAATATCTTTGAAACTGCCGTTGTCTACACATCGGCTTTAGCTCTTAGTTTATTTGGTTTGAGTTTCAGTGTCACGAAGTTGGCACTCATCCCACCTGTTTACCTTATATCAAAGAAAGCTTTTAAATATTATTTTAAAACTGAAGAACCATTGATACCTATGGTTTACACTACTTTAATGGGGGCCAACTTACCTGTATCCCTAGCTTCCACCGCAATATCTACAGCATCTGTCATGATCAGTACGGCAAAATTGATCACTTACTGTGAAAATTCGAATTTGTGCAAAACTCAACTGCGTGAAGTTGTGGCTAAACACACTATCTACAGCCATGCTCGTTTTATTGAAAGCGTTTTCAGCAATAGATGGTTTGCTTTAATTTTTATATCCTTGATCCACCTTATCGTTCGGTCGGCTAACCTCACAATGGCTATAATAGTATTATGTTTTGCCAGTAAGTTTTACGGAAAATTCATAATTTATTCTGCTAATGTCGCAAATTTGTCTATAGCTTTAAACCAAGACATTCGTGATCTCAATCTAACTGGTAATCTTAGGAAAAAGATCTATGAATTTTCGAAGCGCAAATTCAAGACATCAAACATAACAACTGATAAAAACGACGTAAATATTCAGTCTGAAGGCTTCATGGCTGATTGCCCAGAGAATTTGAAAACGGATGAAAAAGTCGGTGTAAAACAACCTGTTCGCCATTCTGTTATTATTGAAGAACTCGGAGACAACGAAAATGTAAGACAAGATTCAACTTACACCTTTGGGAGCTCAAGTCAAGTAAATAACCAACTTTACAATAAAAATAAACTGGTGAATTTCGAGGCTAAAATGATACCTACCAATAAATCGAGAGTTTGTAAAGAATTATTAGCGTATCCAGATAAAAATCATTTTACTTTTATACAGACCAGTCACGATTTAGTAAATTCATTAAGGGAATATATTTATCTTGAGAGAACGACTCTTCTAAATAATATAAGAAAGATTGAACGCGCTGCCGACTTTTATAGAAGTGGCGTAAAGAGAGTTAAAGATTTGGAGATTATCTTAGACGATCGATCAATTTACACATACAATGGAGTAGGAGATTGGGTGAGTTTGTCAACAAAAACAAAGAGGAGCATTTCAGACGTCAGATTTTATATAACACCTGAATCAGAAATTAGAGATTCAAAAGATCTCATGTCGTATGGGTGCTTCACCACTGACGATTTAGCTGCTGGCTATACAAACAATAGACTTATTGCCCTTGATGCCGAAGATGTTGAGAATTCATTTATCGATTATGATATTTTGAATAAAGTTGTTTTGACAAATAAACCACCAGGTAGTGGAAAGACTACAGCTGTGGTAGATAAAATCATAGAGGATATCTCACATGGTGGTCACGTCCTTGCTCTAAGTGTCACAAATGTGGGAAAAGAAGAAATTCTGTCTAAACTCAAACAACGGGGTGTTTCACGCTCTGGGTTAGTGATGACTGTAGATGGTTTTATCATGAGCAACATGAAATATAGGGTCAATACATTATTAATTGACGAATGTTTTATGACACATTGCGGAAGTATCATACATATTTTCAAAAATATAATTTTTGATAAATGTTTTTTGTATGGTGATGTCAATCAAATACCTTATATTTGTCGTTTGCCTCACACTGTTGTAAATTTCAGTCAAGTGGTTTTCGATAGGGTAAATAAGGAATATGATTGCTTTACCTATCGATGTCCCCTCGATGTTTGCTACATCCTTTCCAATCTCACTAATGAAATCGGTGAGAAGATTTACAAAAAGGGTGTTTTCTCAAAGAAAAATCTCACATTAAGATCCCTCGATGTGGTTGGGATCAACACATTTGAGGAAATCCCGTTTAAAAAAGGGGACATTGTCATGACGTTTACTCAAGCTGAAAAGAATGAAATATCAAAGTTTAACAACACACTTACAGTTAAGACAGTTAATGAAATTCAGGGGGCCACATATTCCAAGGTCAAACTGGTTAGAACTAAGGTTTACGCCAATGAGATTTACGATGATATAAATCAAATTGTTACTGCCATTTCTCGGCATACAGATATGCTGGTCTATTATACTCCTTATGCCTGCTTGAACGACAAAGTGTCGTCTATAATTAAGGATACCAATAATGTGGAAGATTACGCCATTTCACAGTTTGGGTTCAAGCAGCGCGTTTGACGTTTATGCGTGGGAGTCTAGCCCACTTATTTTTCCAACGCTTGTTTCTAGACCTCCTTTGACACATTTCTATGATGTCAATGAATTTATGTGTCTAACCTTCAGAAATTTGACTGCTTATGATTTTGTCCATAGAACTATGGAATTTGAGTTCAACAACATTGAATTACCTATTCTTGAAAACTTGAAGATGAGACATTCGAAAAGTAAAGAACTGAGAGGAGTTGAGTGCATCCTGCCCAAGGTTTACGGGAAAGGTGAAAGGAGTAGACCAAATACAATTCGTCAGGTTTTGTATTCCCTTTCCAATCGAAATTTTGCTGCGCCAGATATTAATCAAGATCATAGTGTTACAGATTCAGCCAATCGTCTTTTTCGAGGGTTCATGAATTGTCTTGATGTGAGAAAACTTTTGAGTTTTAATGAAGTCGTTGAGAGTGATCTCAATAGAATTGATAAATGGTTAAGCACCCGCGACGCGAGGAAGTATAAAGCACTTCTAGGTTGCTTAAATTATAATCCTTGGACTGAGAACATAACGAACCTTAAATTGATGGTAAAAGGGGAACTCAAACCAAAAACGGATTGTAGTGGTTTTGGTAAATATGCCCCAACCGCTAACATAGTTTACTATGAACACGTGATAAACATGTTTTTTAGTCCAATTTTTCTCGAAATTTTTAGTCGGATCTCTTATAGTTTGCGATCAAACGTAGTGATCTACTCGGGAATGAATCTTGATGAATTAGCCAATGTAATTCAATCACGTTTACGTTTTCCTCTTGATTCTTACCATTGTTGTGAAATCGATTTTTCAAAGTTCGACAAATCTCAAGGAGTTATAATGAAGGTTTACGAGGAGATCGTTTATAAACTCTTCAAATTCTCACCAAATGTTTACGACAATTTCAAAATATCGGAATATTTCGTTAATGCTAGAGCAAGTTGCGGTGTGAATGTTGATTTATTCGCTCAACGAAAGACGGGGAGTCCGAATACCTTCCTTTCAAACTCAATTGTTACCTTGGGTCTTTTGTCAAACTATTATAATTTTGATGATTTTGACTTAATACTCGTGTCTGGTGATGATTCTTTGCTTCTCTCGAGAAACCCTATAGCCAATAATACTTTCTTAATGAATAAAGATTTCGGAATGGAAGCTAAATTTTTGGATCATCCAACAACATACTTTTGTTCAAAATTTTTGATAAATGATGGGAAGAATATAAAAATTTTACCCGATCCTGTGAGATTCTTTGAGAAATTATCAGTGCCAGTTTTAGCTTCCAACCTCGAAAACACTTCTTTACTGAGAGAACGTTTCGTGTCCTATCGCGATCTTATGAAAGATTTCTTCAGTGAAAGTAATATTGTTAAAATAGATATGTTAATGCAAATAAAGTACGGTATTCCTTATTTTTCGTCGTATAGTGCTCTCTCAAATATTCATATCTTGTTGTCATCTTTTAAAAATTTTTTAAAAATTTTTGAAGGGGGAGATCGCTGTGTGATTTAACAAAATGGTTTTATTGATCTTTTTGCAGCTCATTGTTTTCCTTTTCTTTGTAAATTTTGTTACTAAACCATCCAACAGGGGCTTCGTTGTTTTTAAACAAATTTATATTTAATTTTGTTTTTCAATTGAATATATTTCTTTCTTTGTTCTTTTTCTATTTAGAAGTATTTTATCTTTCTTTTCCTGTTCTCTCTGATATCAAAATGCCAAAAGATTGTCGTGCGGGCGTAGATTTTGGGACCACTTTTTCCACAATTTCTGCTATAGTTGATGGTGTAGCAACACCTTTAATCCTCGAAGGATCACCTTACATTCCAACTGTAATAACCTTTTTTGAAAATAAAGTTGCTATTGGAGAACTTGCAAAAACCATTTCAGATTCAACGAAAGCGAATCATATGTACTATGATCTTAAACGTTGGGTCGGTGTAAACAGAGGAAATTTCATTAGTTTAAAGGATAAATTGAAACCTCAGTATGAATGTAGGTTTGAAGAGGATGATTGTCAAATGGGAGGAATTGGTTCACCTCCGGTTTTTAGATCGGTTAGGTTTCTCATTGCAACTTATTTAGATATTTTAATTAAACTTTTTGAAGAAAATTTTAATGTTAAAGTTACTAATCTCAACGTGTCGGTACCGGCAGATTACTACACCTTCCAAAGGGCCTATATGAGAAACGTTGTGAATAGTTTGAACATTAAAGTGGATAGGATACTAAACGAACCGTCTGCAGCAGCAATCTACTCAATTACAGCCAATCCCGATTTTAGTGATTTTGTCATCTTTGATTTCGGTGGTGGAACTTTTGATGTTTCATATGTTAAGAAGAGTGGAAAAATAATCATGATTTGTGACACACAAGGTGACCTCTTTTTAGGTGGAAGAGATATAGATAAAGAAATACAAAAACATATAAAGAAATACGAGGATGTCAATGTCCCAACTTTATCTCTCCCGTATCTAAAAGAAAATGTGTCTCTCGGTAAATCACAAACCTTCAACGTTTTAAACGACGAACACAAAATTTCCCATGTTTCATTTAGGGTTGAGGATTTAGATCTTATAGTGAAGCCTTTTGCAATGAGATCTTGCAAAATTCTGTATGATGTTTTAACAAGAAATGAAATAAGCAACGCAATTATATGTTTAGTAGGAGGATCATCTTTACTTAAGGAAGTTCAACGTCAGGTCTCTGAAGTCGCAAGAAACACGAACAATAAAACTTATCAAGATAAAGACCTAAGACTTAGTGTTTCATTTGGTTGTTCGAGCCTGCATTTGTATACTGATGATCCAAACTTCACTTACGTCGATGTCAACTCACATTGTGTGTTTGAAATCGACGAAATGTTTAAACCGGTAATTTTAATAAGGAAACCAATGCCAATCCCCTTTAAAATCAGAGAAAGACGCAGAAATGAATATAAGTTCACTACAGCTGTTGATATCTATGAAGGTGATAGTCAGTGGTTTTTAGATAGTCAAGTGTTGGTAAAAGATTCTTATAACACTGATGCGGTATCGAAATTGAATGAGGGTTATTACAGAGTCATTCAATACGATTTGGACGGAAATATAAACGTTTGGATTGAAAATAATGATTCGACTAACAAACGAATTTTAAAATCTTCGATAACGACACAGCAACCAATTAAACTTGAGAAATTTGAAAGAATACAAGTAGGTTCGAACGCGTTGTATTGTGTACTTGCTGAATTAGTTAGATATCATAATCTGGACGAAGCCATTAAACATATCGATCCACAATTTTCTTTCGAATTGAAAAAATATATTGAAGCAAATGGAGGAAGTCAAGCGTACATTGAAAAGTAACGGCAAAACGGTATACAAATTTAAACAAGAAGACCCTGATTGCGTAATGTTACTAAAAGTTGAGGAGAGCTCATTTATGAAAATGTTATATTTTTCAAATAATAAATCTTTTAACGGCGATTTATTTATAGTCGACGAAGTCGTGGACGCTCCAACAATATACGTTTTAATTGAAGCTCTCCCATACTACAGAGTTGAATGGAGTTAGGTAGAGACACTTATTTTTTAAATTTTTTAAGAGCTGTTACTGGAAAGAAAGACGTGAATGATCTTTGTGATGACATTGTTAATTTTACTCTAAAGAATGATAATATATTACGTAATTCTTCAGAAACAGCAAGTTCAGGGAGTGGCGTGCAAAAAATATACAAACCTTCCTACACAATAAGGGATGAGAAAGTGTATATAAATAATAACAATTTTGACAAAAGTATGTATTTATTGCTAAAATATTTATCATTAGGAATAAAAAACTATAGTGATTACTCATCTTATCCTCCAGCAAATCTAAATGTCTATTATGACGAAAATCTCTTTAATAGGTCTTTAGAAAATGCTGGTTTATCTTTACCAGAGACACTGCTGATAGACGACACCATCGGTTGCATATTCCCATTATCACAAATAAGAAAAACATTCCCAAACCATAGCAAATCGGAGCAAGAGTTCAACTACAGAATATCTAATTCCCTTGGTGAGATTTTTGATCTCAGAGCAACGAACCATGAAAAATTAAATATTTTTAAACCAAAATCATTTTATGGTGAAAAAGTATCTGACATTACCTCAAGTAAAACCTTAAATAAGGCGATTCACTACGTTGAAGTCTATCTTGAAATAACTTCAAAAGAGTTAATGAACGTTCTTTTTACAAATTTACTTTGCTTCGCAGATATTGTAAAAGTAAAATTATATAACCAATTTGGAAACACGGGTGTAAATAATATGATAACATTAGGTGCCCTCTTTGAAATATGTAAGATTTTTGAGTTCAGAAAGTGTGACCTTAATGAAAAGATGAAATTCGCGGACATATACAATAAGGAATATGAAAACACTATTGAACGATTGTTTAGAAAAGGTTCCATTGTAACAAATAAAGATATTGCAAAATATCCAAATGCTACTTTTGGAGAAAAATTTTCAAAACCTTCGATATTTAGTGAGATTGTTAAACAATATAAACCATCAGGGACAAGAAATGAAACACACTTGAAACTTCAAGATGTTAGTGATGACCAGTTAATGAAAATATTTATTGAATACTTTGAAAAGTTTTATTCAATTAAAGACGAGTTTCTTGTGGAAGCGATCGTTTTAGTATTTTTTGCTTTTATGTCTACATCTCCGTATATAAGGTCAAGGGATGAAACATTTGAACATAAGATCTTCATAGGTGAAAGTGAAAAAGATTTGAAAATCAATCCGAAACACTTTCTAAATTTTGTTGATTCAAGGGCTAACAGATTATTACCAAGTGATACGAAACGTAACTACCTAAGGTTATTTTGTTCAGCGAGATCAAATTACGCAATAGATCTTTTCAATCACATTGGATACAAACCAACTATGTTCCCGAACCGTAACAAAATCCTTGATCATATGAGAATTGAATTTTGGAAAGGCTTAGATATGAACCGACTGACAAATTCTGAACAAATGAGTGTCAATGTTCTTAAAAGATTAACAGAGTATCACTCTAAAAGAGATGATCAGTCAAGACGGAGATATTTGGAAATAATAGGGTTATGACAACAAATCAAAGTCAAAAACCAGAAAGATTTATAATACGAAGGTTCTTGTTAAGATAAAAGTGAATGGCACAAACCTCATTAGCAACACTTTTTGGTAGAGCTGATTACCTGAAAGGAGAAGCGGCAAAACCAAGTAGTTCTCGCTTACCATCTTATGCATCCGATTTAGCAAAGTTGGCTGCTGACTTCAAAACTTTCTTGGATTCCAATCCTAGTTTAACAAATGATCAAAAAAGATCTTTTGCGTCAACTTATGACTATTCATCCATTTTACCGGAGTCGACATTAGAACAACTTAGACAATTGTTAACAACCACTAACAAAGATGGATCAACTCAAGAAACGGAGATTAAGAGGTTTAATATCTCAGATCTGATTAAGAAAGGGGTTAATCTTCCGAGGTTTAAAACACAACCACAACCGGCAAATGAATTAACAAGTGAACAGGTCCAATGGTTTTATGATTCTTTGGAGGAATATTTTAAGTACCAAGTGTACAACAAGTCGGAGTCAGATACACTATCAGATGATGAAATCATAGCCTTTCTGGCGTCTTACTTCGCTTCACTTGTTGAACAATCAACGTCTAAAGAAAATGCAAATAATAAAAACTTGCTTAATACTTTTACCTTAGGTGATAATGAGTACGTTTGGGACAGAGCAAAATTCATTAGATATATAGATAATAAATTTTCTGAAAAGGGATTTAAGGTGGAGAATATTGAGAGACGTTTTGGTAGAAGTGAAACTGAAAGAATAACAACAATATTGCAGAAGGTCGATTATAAACCAAGTGAAAGATTACCAACACAATGGGGAGTACTCGATAACACCAGGGCTCAGATTAGCGATTTTATAGCTGTGTATAAATCAACAGCGACCCCAAAGAGTCAGTCCGCTCAAGTTGCCGCAAGTGAATACGCTACGTCAAAACAAGGGAAAAACAATTCAGCGGTTCACGTTTCCCAAGTCTTAGGGAAAAACAATATGCAAAGATATTAAGATATGGTAAGGTATGTGATAGGTAAAATCTTTGCATCATCACATCGCAGAAAAATCGTATTTAAAATTTTGAAAGAAACCGTTGTTGATATAGGTAATAACAACGATACACTTTCATTACTAGGTGGAGATAAGGATGGTTACATTACTATTGCTTTTAATAGAGTCAAAACAAATCTGTCCTACAAGATATCAGTGAAATACGGTCAAAATGTTGTTACAGAAGTAGACAATACAGTTATTTTCTCTATGAATAAAAATTTAAAATTAAAAGAAGACGATACAGTTTTTGAATTGTCGTACTATTCTGGTCGTTATAGTTGCAGATTACAAGGTGTGCAAGTTTTAACGTGTAGCAACCCAACTTGGGCCTATGCCGTTGAAGCTTATTGGGAATATGATGTGAATGATAATAAGGCATTAACCGATAACTTTTTGAAGTTGACAACCAATCAACCTGATTACAAAATTGATTGCGAAGTTGATGGGGTGATAAAACCACCTACAACATTAAAAACGTCTAATATTTACAAGTTAAAAGAGTTTGAAACAGTTGACTACGACATATATTTTAAAAAATTAATGAACTCAACCGAATTGAAGTCACTACAATGTCCTAAGGCAAAAGAAATCGATATCACCGATTGCTTGGGAAACATTTTTAGAGCTTACAACATATGGGAAATAAATGATACTCGTAATATGGTGTTATTGATAAAGAACAATGACGTGACCATTGAAAACTTAAACGTTATAACTCAAATTTGGGTTGGAAACAGCAATTCAATAGTTTATGAAATAGTTCTTAGGAGGACAAATAAGAACTCATTAGAGTTTTGGCAACAGACCATTAGCAGTCATGAACAATCTAAGAATTACGAGTTTGTAAAGGAGGTTGATGATAATATACCTAATGATCTCATACTAGGATTTTATTATGATAATGACACCTTATACTTTACATATAATTTAGAAGTTGTTGCTACGACAAGCAATAAGTTAGAGTCGAAGGAAGTGCAATTTGGTAATGAATTGCAATTTTCGAACCTACAAATTAAGGAGGGTGAAAACGTTAATTTGAGGAAATTGTGTAATCTAGGAAAGTTATCCATTTTAACGGAAGAAAATCGCACGCCTCTAAAAATATCGAATATAAATTTACCAGCAAAGAAAACGATCAATATACCAGATATACAAACACCGGAACATTTGGATCTAACCACAGCAAGCAGGATTTCACAGTTGCTTTCAACCACTGAGAAATTAAACCAAACAATGGAGATAAATCCACCTAAGGACAAAAATATGAATCAAGACTTGGTAGTCAAGAAAAGTGGTGAAGTCAACAAGGCCATTATTATCAACAAGTTTGAAAATATCTTTCAAAGTGCGATAAATACCATTGGAAAGTTCCTTAACATCGGCAGGGATCATACAGAGATGATAGTCTTCCAAATTGGTGTAACCTTTGGCTCGAGCAGAGAGATAGTTTTACTCAAACATTTTGATTTGTTGATGAGCAACAGTGACCAAACCATAACAGTGAATGTATCTAAAGTAGTTGAACACTACTATTCAACCAATGGTTTTGGTAGGAATTACTTTAGACTGTATTTAAGGTACAATAGTGAGAAAATTTTGAAATTACTGAGGGAGGGCATTCTTATCCCTAATAAGAAAGCAGCTATAAAGTTCGGTATAGATCTAGATTTTGCTTATTTGGCTTGCGATTTTTGGGATTTTTCGATGCAAGTCACTGAGTTTGAAGGAGCTCAATTAAAAAGAATATTAAACTATGGAAGACAATAGCGTTGTACAAACTTGTGACGGTTTTGACACATCAGATCTTGAAGATGATAGAGTGAGGAACAAATTGTTCTCCGATATGATGGATGAAGTTGATCAGATAAAGTCCGAAATTTGTTCATCGACCACAGCGAATTCACATAAATTAAAATCAATGCTTAAAACTTTAAGCCTTATACATCACTTCCTAAAGAAAAATGAGAACTTGCGAGTGACATATATTGATAAACGGGCAAAGGAGCTGATTGAAAGATTCATCGTCTTGGATGAGAGATTTATTTTAAACAACGAACATGTCGTGACGACAACTGTGAAGTTGGCAGACGTCCTACCAATGGTTCTCGAACTTAAAGGATTGTGTTCACTAAAGATAGACTTTTCATTAAGAGTGGTGTTGACAAAATCAGACTGTGAAGACATTTTACAAAACATACCTCGAAGAACAACAAAAGAGGGGATTTTGGAAATTGTCAAACAAAAAATTTTTGAAAAATACGGAGTAAGCAATCTACTACTCATAAATATTGACATACGACGAGACACACTAACATACCTTAAATCGCTTGCAAAAGGAAATTCTTACTTTTCACTTATAAGACAGAAATCAATAGATTTTGAATTGAATAAAAACTTGATTATGTCTTTTGAAAAGGTGTTTTAATTTAAGTTATCACGCAAGAATTTATAAGCAAGGTGACTTCCGGTTCGATCGAAGTGGTTGTGTTTAAAACTCATTTGAACAGAAGCAGTCAGAGTGTAAACAAACGCTTTCGATTTTAACTTTCTCTTCAGAACTTTCGATTGAAACTGAGATGGATGTCTTCTTTGCCGAATTTGTAAATAAATGCGATAATTTTATCTTTGAAAATCTCTCGGATATACTTTCGAGGTTCGATGTGGAGATCGGAAGTGAGAACTTTTCGATAACCAACAATCATTTGATACATGAGACAATCAAAACAACTTTCAAGAGGAAGTACGGGATGAAACAAATCGCACTTCTCAAGGTGTGTGACGAATGTGGAGTAAACCCTGATATAAAAAGGGTAATTTTCGAAAAGGTTGAAGTTGAGACTTTCAAAATGGCATGTAAATTTAGATTCTATCAAAAGATGCTGTTCCACATGCTATTAAAATTGATGTTTCGAAATGTTGGAAAGCTATTAGACCACACCGTTCTGATCCAACGTAAACATAATGACAATCTGTTTTCTTACAAATTAAATGTTGGCAATAGAGCTAAATTAATTAAAATAGATTATATTGATAAAGAGGACAATAATAGAATCAAACAACTCAGAATCAAAGTAAGACTCAGTTCCTTTAGAGATCATGATATTGAAATGTTTGCGTATGATAACGAAACTTACTTCAATGCAATGGAAACGTTGTTAAGTAAAATCAATTTTGAGATAGAAGGGTTTATTTTCTATCTTGAATACTGGGAAGATTATGGTAGTCTAACATCTGAAATAAATGAAAGCGATGACAATGTAAGAACGTTAATTAAAATCGCAGAGACTATTAGGAAAATATAAAACGACATAAAATGAAATAAAACAAAATAAATTTAAAATGACTAAATTAAATTTAAATTAATAAATTAAATAAATAACAAAGGGGTTTTCTTACGATTTATCTCCTTTAAGTCATCTTCGTTACACAATGTAACAGTGAGGGTTATAAAATCTTGGATCATACATATATGTATTTATACGTTTTACTTATATATTACTATATAAATAAAACGGGTCTTAAATTAGTCACCTAAGACCTGTATGAAACAAAAAAGGTGCG